CGTGATCAGGCGCTCACCGCCGTGGTCATTGGAAAAGCGCGACTTGGTGTTCTGGTCGGAGTTCAGCTTGAACCGCTCACCCCACATGCTCTGATACCACGGCGACTCAATCAACCGGCGGCACTTGACACTATCACGCAGCACAAGCTGGTTGGCGTAGGACGCCATCAGGAACTGCACACCGGGCCCAGACGTCGGGGACAGGGTCTGCTGCGCCCACGTCCACGCAGGGAACGCCACGGACGTAATGGTACTCTTACCCATGCGCGGCGGGATGTTGATGATCAGCCGCTTGATGTCGCCATCAACCACTGCCTGCAAATGTTCGGCCACAGCTTCAATAGGCCAGCCGTCCTTCCATGTGCTGGCATCAATATACTTCCATGCATTCGTCAAAAAATAATACAGGCTCTCTTCGCAATCAGTTCGGTCCAACTCCATCAACTGGCGCTGAATGTCGATCTTCGAAATGTCGAAGTCGATCATTATCCCTGCGCCCTCCGCATGGCCACAAACTGCTCCAGCATGTCAGCGCAGCACTCCTTGGCATCCTCCCACTGATCCTTGGTCACAATCGGGATCTGCCCCCGCATCATCCGGATGAGATAATGCGGGTTGATCATCAATTCAGGGTCAAACGTCATCGCGACGAAGTCGTCTTCTTCACTCATCAGGGACTTCCTCAAATTCGCCATCAGCGACCTGCTGCGCGCTAGGCGCTGCCAACCTCATGGCGGAATGCAAGATGTCCCTAAGAGCCTCACGCTGATCAGCGTCAAGCAACCTTGGATCAATGGTCTGCGTCTTATGGCTAATCTCAAGCGGCTTGCCGTCAGCGCCCGTCATCTCAACGCGCTTCACGTCCCGGAAGCTGTCGCCACCCAGCCGGCTCAGCAAATACATCCCCGCCTGCACCGTACCTTTGTGATTTGGATCGCGGGCAATGTTATACAAATTAGTCTTCACGTCATCCATCACAACGCTTAGGCCAATGTCCAACTCCTCACGGTAATGATTTCTCAAAGCGTTAACGCTGATCCCCATTACCTTGGCAACATTCTCATGGTTCATCCCAAGGCCAACAGCGTGAAGCACACCCTTGCGGCTCTTCTGCGTCGGAATATGCTCATGGGAGGCTTTCTTCCTTGCCCCCTTGTCCGGCAGCAAGGCCCTGATCGGGGACACAGTATAGCGACCGTCAATGCCCGTCTTGTCATGGCCATCGACGTCGGTGGGCTCACCGTCCTGAACAACAAGGCTTTTGGAACTTTTGGCCATCGATATGCTCACCTAATTGGATAGACCCCTATTTAATACGGATCAGGTTCTTGAGCAAGGACAGCAAATTTTTTGGGTATACCCCCACCCCCTTTATTTCTTGAAGGGGGTGCCCCCTTTGCGGGGCAGAAACACTTCGTCCAAAAGAAAGCAGCCGGCTAGCCTTTGGGGTCAAGCTAACCGGCTGCGCACAACCACGAAAGGAGCAAACTATCGTGTCCGGGCTGCATACACCGACGTCCGATAGTGTGCAAGATGGTTTGTGTGCGGCTGGTGGGGTGGGGCATATGGACTGTGGGTGTTTTGGGGGTGTATTGCGGGTCGGCTGCATGTAACCCCCCATGGTACCTAATTCCTAGAAAAAAGGGGTATACCCCCCCTCAGTCATCCAGACAGTTTGCCAGCATACAAAAAGAACAAAAGCAGACTGCCTTTCAGGCAGACGTTGTTTGTTAGTCAGCCTTCGGCTGAGCCGCGCGGCGCGCGGACGCGCGCTTCGCGCACGGGCGGCGCGCAGGCGGGGCGGCGCGCTGGCCGCCCACGGGCGCGCGGGCGTTAGTGCATCGCGCCTTGCTGCACCCAAGCGGTGTAGCTCTGCTGCTGGCGGGCGCTGCGCTGCGCGCCGTCGTTGTACTCTTCGACGGTGAGCGCTGTCACGTCGGTGTCGGCATGCTCGAAGCGGTGCTTGTCGCAGTCGGCCAGCACGGCCTGAGACCATGTGTCGTAGGTTGCGACGATGGCGATTGCGATGCCGTGGCTGCGGGCGATTACGTTGTACATGTCGTTTGCTCCTTACTTGATGTGCTTGATGGCACCACGGGCACCAATTTGGACGTGGAAGCCTGAGCGGGCAAAGCGCCCGGCGGTGGTGATATCGTCGTTGGCCCCCTCGCCAGTGAAGGCGGCGACGCAGTACACGTAGACATGCTTGCCGGCGAAGGACGGCGTGACGCGCAACTCGATCACTTCGTGGTTGGCAGAAACGTACGACTTGAGCAGGTTGGTCGCGGCGAGGAACTGAACGTCGGGCAGTTGGTCGATGGTCACTGGTTTGCTCCTTGGTTGACGCCCTATTATTAGGGCGGGCTGCCCTGTCTGTCAACAAAATAAATGATCCGCTTTTGGAACTAACTCATCTCATTCTGTGTCGATTGTCGCTTGACCAACAGGGCGAGCTGCCCTAATGATGGGGCATCAACCAAGGAGCAAGCAAATGACCACCAAGTTCGACATCTACCAAGACGTTACCGACCGCATCGTCACCGCCCTTGAGAGCGGCGCAGCCCCGTGGCTCAAGCCGTGGGCCGAAGGCAAGTGCGGCGGCTCAGGCCCCCACAACGCCGCCACTGGCCGCGCGTACAGCGGCATCAACTGGCTGGTGCTGTCCTGCTCAGCCTACACGTCGGACGGCTGGCTGACCTATAAGCAGGCCACTGAGCTTGGCGGCCAAGTGCGCAAGGGCGAGAAGGGCACCCACATCGTGTTCTGGTCCTTCCCTAAGATCCAGCAGGACGACGGCACCTTCAAGGCTGTCCCGTTCGCCAAGGGCTATGTCGTGTTCAACGTGCAGCAGTGCGACGGCCTTGACGCCGCCAAGCTCAAGGGCATGGAGCCCGTGGTCGCTGGCGACACGTCGATCAACGCACTGGCAGCGCGCGTGGGCGCGGACGTGCGCCACGGCGGCAAAAAAGCGTTCTACACGCCGCAGGGCGACTACGTCGGCATGCCCACCGCCGACAGCTTCGCCAGCCCCGACGCATACGCCGCGACCCTCGCCCACGAACTGGTCCACTGGACTGGCCACAAATCGCGCTGCGACCGCCAGTTCGGCAAGCGCTTTGGCGACGACGCCTATGCGTTCGAGGAACTGGTCGCTGAAATCGGCAGCGCCTTCGTCTGCGCGCAGATGGGCATCCCGCTCGAAAACCTCCAGCATTCCAGCTACATCGCTTCGTGGCTCAAGGTGCTGAAAGCGGACAAGCGGGCCATCTTCACCGCATCCTCGCAGGCAAAGCGCTCATCGGAATTTTTGATCACAAACGAACCTGTGATTGAAGAAATCGCAGCCTGACGTCAAACGGGCCTTGCCAAACAGGGCATAATGCCCTACGACAATCAGGCGGCAGCAAGTCGCAGTCGCTTAAATCCTATCAAACCTGATTTTATTGGAGACCTACCATGGCAACGATTTTCTCTCGCGCCCACAACCTGACCGACATCGACCAGCTTGGTGAGATCAAGGCTCAGATTGCGGACCTGACTGCGGTGGCTGACAAGCTGTCCGCGCAGATCAAGGAGCTTGGCGCAGGCAGCCACGACGGCGACATGTTCACCGCCACCGTGTCGGTGATCAACGAGCGCTGGTCCGCTGATCCCAAGGCTATCGAAGCCAAGCTGCTGGCGGTGCTGGGCGAAAAGTCTTTCGCATCGTTCGTGGCTGCGCACCAGAAGCGCACCGCTGGCTACACCAGCCTCAAGCTTGCAGCCCGCAAATCTTAATCGCCCTGAACAAAAAGGAGCAAATTAAATGACCACCATGGACACCTTCACCGCAGTCGGCTTGGCCGAAGGCTACATCGAAGCGGACAGTGAGCAGCAGATCATCGATGCGTGGCAGACGCTGCACGACACTGGTCTGGCATACCGCCTGCAAGGCTTTTTCGGGCGCACCGCTCAGGACCTGATTGCCCAAGGCGTGATCAGCGAATAGCCATCAACCAAGGAGCAAGCCCAATGCACCTGTTCGCAATCCTCATAGCGTTGTGGGTTCTGGTCGTCCTGATCCCCGACGACCATGATCCGGGTGACGGGCGGGACTGGTGGGACT